CGAACCACCGCACACGGCTCCGGAGAACTACGAGAAAAAGCCTGTAATACAGCATTCTGTAAAGGATTAAGTGGCTTTATAGCTTATTTTTTCATTACGGTAGAATGCCATTTTCCTAACATAAATTTCAGCAATTGCACCCACAATTGCACCCAACTTATAAATTGAAAATTTTTGAGATTTTATTCGGCAAAGAAGCATCGTAACCTGGAATAGAATGACCATAAAGATCTAAAGTGTGGCTGGCTCTGCTATGTCCCAATCGTTTAGATACTTCCAAAAGTGGTACACCGTTCGCCAATAATTGTGTTGCATGCGTATGACGAAGTACGTGGAATTTTTTATGCGGTACTGAAGCTAATAATAAAATACTTTTCCAGGCTCTTTCGATTTGGTTAGGTCGTAATGGAGTTCCATTTTTGCTTTGAAAAATATAGCCATCAAAAGAAACGATTTTCCCACTGTTAAAACGTTTTTTTAGGTCAGAGGATAAATCCCTCGTGATTGTGATTTCTCTTTCTCCAGCGGCCGTTTTTGGCGGTGTATCGACCATTTTACCATTTATATCTTGCATGCTGTTGTTGATCACAACATAATCATCAAATACGCATTTTCGTTTTAGTCCTAAAACTTCTCCAAGTCTCATGCCGGTGTTGATTGTTAATAAAAATAATAAATAATACCTTCTATAAGTGGAATTAGTTTTTAATACGTCTGATATTGCTTGCAGTTCTTCTCTTTTGAATATTTCTATTTTGGGTTTCGATACTTTAGGCGCTGGTATGGCATTCATAATATTCTTTTTTACTAGCTCTAGTATATGTGCTTTAGTTATAGCTGCTTTCAACAGTTTATGTATTTTGTTTTTGCTGCTATCTGACATTTTAGGAAGATTATTATAGAAATATTGTACCTGCCTAGCATCTAATTCCTGAAGTAATATGCCGGAGATGGGTTCAAGATGTCGAGCCGTTTGCATATACCGAATTAAGGTTTTTGCTCTTATATTTGGTGCACAGTAAGTGCTCAGATATTCAAGGACCCACTCACCTACAGTTATGTTAGATTTAGGAATATAGGTATTGTTGTATAGATCTAATTTTATTTGGGAAAGCCACATATCAGCTTCGTCAGAACTGTCGAAACGTTTGGATATTCTTTTACCTAAAGCATCCGTGATATAGGCTCTGTATTTCTTTCGCTTTGGTTCATAAACAATGCTTCCAGCGCCATTTCTGTTACGTTTTGGCATAAAAAATCAGCTCCTTTACTGTAATTTGAGTATGCAGTAGCAGAGCTGATGTGCTATAATATCTATAGTAATCAGCTCGCTTGCGACGAAGTGGGGCAATTACGTTGACCGTTCCTGTTGGCGCAGGGGCGGTCTTTTTTATTGTTTAAGCACCTGTTGGATCAGAAATGAATTTAAGAAAATCTTTTCCAAGAGGTGTTGTTCGGCTAGCAACTAATCCAGAAGACGTCATTTGAGTTTTTAAAGATTGGGGTTCTATATTAATTAAGCCGTAGGAATATAAAGAATCGACAAGAGGTATTATTAGAGGTTCTTCATTTTGGAGTGCTAGATGGCACTGTAGTAAGATTCCAATCAAAGAGGAAGAAAAATACATATCATCTATGTAAATGTTTGCTTTGCGAATGATTTCTTCAGGATTATTAAAAAAAATCAATAATTTGATGTGTAAAATAGAAAACTCATTTATATAATTAAAGAAAATTTGTTGTTTAGCTTCGTGCATATTGTTATTTTGGGCGATATTAGTAACAGCGTTTAATAAGATTTTGCGTTTTTCTTCTAAATGTGTTTTAAGGGATAGAGATGAGGCATAAAATACTGCAGATATAAATTCTTCGTTATTTTTTAAAGACTCTATAGAGACTCCTTGGTTATTTGTTAAAAAAATTATTCGTTGTTCCAAACTTTCAATCCAGTCATCTCGTCTTTTCATTGCAGGCGAAGTAAAAAGAAAATTGAATAATTCACTTGCTCCAGGAACCAGAGAGGCTGCCAAAGAACCAATTGCATGGATAGTATCAGCAGAAGTAGGGGTTTCAACGAAGTCACGGTTGATTGTCATATCTATGTCCTTTCTAATTGAGAAAATATTTTTCTAAAAAATATTTTATTTATGCCTTTGCGCTTCAATTTCGTCAACACAAAGGTTCTTACCACAATCTTTTTCATAATGCTCCTGCTCATGCAGGTAAGTTTTCATGTTAGATTCCCTCGTTAAGCGGGCATTCAAGATGAAAATTGCCTCTCCATCAATATCTTCTCTAACAAAGCCTCGAACGTCGTGAGGCAAGTCATATAAGATAGTTCTACTCATTGAGATCGCCTTCCTCTTTGGCTTTTTGGTAATCAATAAATTTCATAACTTCTTTAATGCTTTCGGGTTTTAGTTTTTTGGTAGCGTCAAATAACACTTTGTATTGAGGATTATCATAAATTTCCTGTGCCATTTTTGCTGCTTCAGGATTGAGGTAATAGGTTTGGTTTTCTTTATTATTTTCCCACCCCATTAGATAACCTGGAGTTACATTTAGAGCTTTCGCAATTATTTGAACTTGGTTTATAGGAACTTTTTTGATGAATCCGGTTTCGTATCTTTGAAGAGTAGATTTGTTGATGCCTGTTAAATCCGAAAGTTCCTGATAGGATAGACCAAGTTCCAATCGCCGAAGTTTAATTTTTTCAATTAGTTCTGTTAATTCTTTTTCGCTCATTGTAAAAACCTCTCTTTGCTGCTTAAACCAATAATAACATAAATGCAACGGAAAGTAAAACAAAAATATAAAAAACGTTGCATTTGTGCTTGACTTTTGAATTATGTGCTGTTATCATAACCTTGTAGCATAAATGCGACGAAGGGGAGCAAAGGAAGTGATATTAGATGAACTTAGCAAAGCTACGCGGTGCTCTAGCTGAAAAAGGCATAACGCAGAGGGAACTGGCTAAAAAACTTGGCCTGACGACCAAAAGTGTAAATGCAAAACTTAATGGACGCTGTAAAATTTCAGTAGATGAAGCTGCCTCAATGAGCAAAATACTAAAGTTGAAAGAACCTAGCACAATTTTTTTTGATTGATTTGTTGCATAAATGCAATAAAAGAAAAGGAGAATGAGTTCATGAAGTTTTCAGGAATTAAAGAATATGCCAATTCTCGTGGACTTGCATATTCTACCGTTTATGCAATGTGCCGAGATGGAACACTTCCGGCAGTTAAGATAGGACAGCGGCATAAAATTGAAGTCGAAGGCGCTGATCGTTATTTTAATGAACAAATCGAACTTCGACAAAAAAAGTTACAAAAATTAAAATGCCCAATTGTTATTTCTAAGCATAAACGCCGTGATGGCGGCGGGTATTTAGATCAATTGAATTTGATGCGAAAGGAGGTGAAATAGCTAATGCCGGAACAACTGCCTACGGAAATATTTAATTTGATATCAGACAGATCTACACAGATAAAGGGCTTAAACTCATACGCTAAAGCGATTCAGGCTGTTTCTGGTAAAATTCCAGCTCATATTTTAGATGATTTAATTGAATCCCTAAGGTCTTTTAATAGCGGCATAGAATGTTTAGAACTCGAGTTGGACAATAATGGTTATTCCTTTGATGACTTAGCTTATCTGACGGCTATAGTCGATGCTGCAGAGAGGAACAAAAGTCGTGCTGGGGGGGAGGAAACACCGTGAAAACACTAGGGATTTATATTTGGTACTTTTTTGCTGAGAGTGAAATTTTCCCTAAGATCCTGATAGCAGTATCACTGGTCATCTTTGGGATGTTTTTAGAAAGGGCGTGGTGAGATGTGGAAAGAGTTAGGTTATCAAATTGCGGTAATTGCTATTGGGACTTGGACCGGTGTATTTTTCGGGTTATGGCTCTGGTGCAAGGTTGCTGGAATGAATTAAAGAAAAGAGCCATCAGCACGGCAATGCTGACAGCTCAGGGTTAATACATTGGTCATGAACAACCTGTATTGACTACATTATAGCATAAATAGAAGGATTGACAATGAATTACGGCTTAAATTTTCCTATTGAGAATTATGCAGCTCTATACATAGCTATAGTAAACAGCGTTGATACGGAGACAGCTTTAGCAAAAGTTATGCCACGAGAATCAGTACATTACAGGTCAAAAGCAAAACGTCGTGAGCTTATTGCGGAAGCTAAAAGTTTAATGGAGTAAGGTATTCGGTTAGAAAGGCAGCCAGCGTCATAGGAGTTAAGCGTCCTACGCTTGTATGGTGGCTGAAAAAAGAAAAGGAGCTATTTCAATGACAGTGAAAATTAACAGTCTCGAACTTGAAAATATCAAAAGGATTAAAGCAGTAAAATTAGTACCTTCGGCGAATGGCTTGACTATTCTCGGTGGTAAAAATGGTCAGGGTAAAACCAGCGTTCTGGATGCGATTGCCTGGGCGCTTGGTGGGGAAAGATATAAACCTTCTGAACCGCAGCGACAAGGATCTGTTACTCCGCCAATTCTGCATATAGAGTTATCTAATGGGCTTATAGTTGAGCGGAAGGGTATTAACGGCAGCTTAAAGGTCATCGATCCGCAGGGAAATAAAGGCGGCCAGCAGATTTTAAATGAGTTTGTAGCGCAACTTGCTTTAGATCTGCCAAAATTTTTGAATGCAAATAATAAAGAAAAGGCCAATGCTCTTTTGCAGATAATAGGGATCGGTGAAAAACTTTACCAGTTGGATGCTGAAGAACAAAGGATTTATAACAGGCGGTATGAAGTTGGACGCATTGCTGACCAAAAGAAAAAGTATGCATCTGAGCTTGAAATATATCCGGATGTTCCTAAAGAGCTCGTTTCCGCAGCTGATCTAATTAGGCAGCAGCAGGCGATACTTGCCAGGAACGGCGAAAACCAGCGCAAGCGGCAAATGTGCCAGCAGTATGAAGAAGAATTAGCTAAAGCGCAGATTGCTTTTGACGAAGCGAAGAACCGGCTTAAAGAAGCTGAGGCTGCAGTTTCGGTTGCCCGTAAGTCGGCCGCAGATTTACAGGATGAAAGTACGGCAGAATTGGAAGCGAATATCTCTGACATAGATCGCCTGAATATTAAAATCAGGGCCAATATGGACAGGGAAAAGGCTGAAATAGAAGCTGAAGAATATAGCCAGCAATATGATGAACTGACAAAATCGATCGAAGATATTAGAGAGCAGCGCTTAAAGTTGTTGGAAAGTGCAGACCTGCCGCTACCTGAATTGTCTGTTGAAAATGGTGAGCTGGTTTATCGTGGGAATAAGTGGGATAACATGAGCGGCAGTGAGCAGCTTAAAGTAGCTACTGCTATTGTCC